GGAAGGCCTCGTCTTTCACGTACAGTTAGGGTATAAAGCCCTAGCTCTCGTGTTGGTCGTAGTCCTCCAAACCTTGTATATGCTCGGCGATGCGGTCGCCTTTTGCTATACAGCATTGGGCTTCCGCAATTAGTTCGCCGTTCTGTGCTCTCTGTGATGTGCCAACTAGGCATATTCACTCCTGTGGTCATATATTCCCTAGGGTACGACCCTCCCGGGTCGTTAGTACATGCCCCTCGGGGTGTGTACTGGGAATATAGGTGAATGACATAAGCTAAGGATAGATTACCTCTATGAGGAGGGTCTATGAAAAGCCTGATGTCACTCTGGTCCAAGATGGCGGAAGATTCCGCCATCTTATGCTGCACTAGCGCCACTTCTGACATTAATACGGTCAGAAGGCGAGTCGAACATGAGGGATTATCGTTTTTGACGATAATCCTGCCTGACCTTGGGAAGTCTACCCAAAAGTGGATAGACCAAGGCCAAGCCGGTATCCACCCTTCCTTTAATACGGGAAGGGGAAGTCTCCCCCGATTTCTCGGAGGTTTCTTCAACCGTGTGTTCGACCGGAAAAGCGGCGCGTTGCTCGATGACCCATGCATCGACTCCATTCTTGCCTTGCGGCAGCTAACGCTGTCGTTTGGTAAGATTTCTCTTCCTTGCAGTGATGCAAGGACGAGGAAGGCGATGCAGAAGTACATCGAGTGTGAGCAGGATGTCCGTGAGGCTGACATGAAACTTTCCGAGAAAGATCAACGGGAGTTTCAAGAAATGTCTGCCTTGCTTTTTAGCGGAGTATTCTCTCGTATGGACAGAGATGTCTATTACGGGAATCTACTCCCTAAGCACGGCCCAGGTGTTACTGCTGATCGTCTTACCAGTAATGGTAAGTACAATCAGCGTACCTGGACTGCACGACTTGACAGGGTCTTTCCCCTGGACAAGTACCTCCTTCCAAATCATCGATTCGTCGATGAATTGAAGGACGTGACTATCCTCGAACCCGAGATGGAGGTACCTGTGAAGGTTATCTCCGTCCCTAAAACGTTGAAGACACCAAGGATAATCGCGATTGAACCTACCT